CCACTCGATGACTGCCCCACCCCCCGATGACTCATCGTCAGGAAGCGGATTGATACGGGTGAACACGAGGGCGTCATCTGCGGTGCTCTGCGCGGCGACGGCCTTGCCGTCTGCCGTGGCAGCGTCCGTTACGGCCCCGTCTGCGATGGCGTCCACAGCATCGAGTGCTGCCTGAGCCGTGTTTACTCCCAGCCCGGAAGCGGTAGGATCATACGACACTGCCGTTGCAGCGTGGGCGGCGGTAGCGTCACTGATGTGCGCTGCGACGTTGGCGTCCAGCTCATCGATCGCAGCCTCTACGGTCACGGCGTGCAAGGGTGTGGTGCTACCACTCGGATCGTAGACGGCGGATGCTGCGCTGATCATGGTCGACACGTCCACCCAAGCGGAGCCAGTGTAGAAGAGGATGATGTCTGCATCCTCGTCGGTCACTGTGACGCCTTCGTCGGGGATGAACTCGTCCCACTCGCCGGAAAGCGACGTATAGACGCCGTCTTTCGTCCAGCCTTTGCCCGAGACGGTGCAACGGTAACGTGCCCCTTCAACGTGTGCCGGGAGCGCTCCGGCTGCACTAACGCTCTCCAGGATGGACGGCAGATTCTCACCTACCACCCCGCCAAAGACGCTGCTGTTCTGCGCCTCTACGAGATAGTAATGGATCATCTGCGCCATGTTGATCTGGGAGGGGTCCGTGCGGTCGAAAGCCTTCGCCTTGCTGATGGTAAAGATGTCCAAGAGCTTTTTGATGTTCACGGCCATGGGTAGGCCTCCTTATCCGTGGTGTTTCTGGATCTCGTCCAAAAGCTGCTGTCGACTCATCTCCTCAAACTCCGCCGTCCGGCGGGGGAAGGCCTTCTTCAGGAGCTGGAACATGGCGCCCCGCCTGATCTTGCGGTAATAGGCCATCTTCTCGGGGAACTTGCTCTTCTTCGGAGCAGGGACCGGCTCGGGGACGGGCTCGGGCTCAGGGACCGGCTCGGGGATGGGCGCTGGCTCGGGGACCGGCGCTGGCTCGGGGACCGGCTCGGGCTCGGGAACAGGCTCGGGCTCGGGGACCGGCTCGGGAATGGGCTCGGGCTCGGGGAGGGGCTCGGGCTCGGAACACCTGTAGATCTGCGGATGCTTGATACAGGTATCCTCCGCTGCCCTATCCAGGTCTCCCTGAATCCGCCCATCTTCCCCGATAGTATACAACGTCCCCGCAATGGAGAGCTGTCCCTTCGTGATCTTGCGGTGCTTGTAGGCGCTCATGGTGTCCTCCCTCTTGTCATCCTAGACCCCCGGGGAAAGCAGGAGCGAAAGCGTCCCTACTCTCCCCTTTCGGGGCGTCTTAGGCGGACAGGTCCGTGGTGCCCACGTTCTCCAGGAGCCAGCACTTCGTCGGGACCTTGACGATGGGAGCGCCGAATAGCATCAGGAGGAAGGGCTTCGTGGTCGCCACCTCGGCCAGGGGGCGCCGGAGGAAGTCGAGGAGCCTGACAAACTCCATCACGGAGCGGTCATGCTGGACGAAAAGCGCCTTGCTGGTGTTGGGCTTCACTGCGTTGTAGTCACCGATCAGGGTGCCGCCACTACCGCCGTCCGTGTTGATCGGGACTTCCATCAGGAGCTTGGCCGTGGTGGCGAGACCGTCCTTCTCGCTCCGGTAAATCCGGTAGTGCGTGACCGGATAGGTCCCGCTCTGCACGGCCAGATCGTCCAGGTCGATCCCCATCTTGTTTCCGGCGACGACTGCGGTCTGCGCGGAAGACAGGGGAGCGGAGTAGCCGCCGCTGGACACGGCGACGATCTTCCAGTAGTAGTCCCCCGCATCGGAGGCCGTCCAGGCGGACGTCCCGGTAAGACCCGCCGTGTGCGCAACGGCGGAGTCAAGCACGGGCAGGGCCGGAGCGTTGCTGCCGCCGGAACCGCCCGTGGGGGCGTCCCATGCGGTGAAGAGGAACGGCGCCGCCTTCAGCGGAACCGGACCCTTGTTGCTCATAAAGGAGAGATGCTGCGCCCCGAAGGTCAGGTTCGTGCCGCCGGTGATCTTGATCTGGTCGTGCCGCCCGTAGGCGTTGGCCTGCCGGATGAGGTCCTGGTGGACCTTGGGCTCCACATAGACGCAGTCCGGGGAACCATAGAAGGGAGCGCTCTGGAGCTTGCCGAGGGTCTCCTGGATCGCATCGGGGCTGATAGCGCCACCCTCCAGATCGGTGGTGTTGCCGCCCGCCTTGATCTGCTTGATGATGCCGTCGAAGCCCAGGGAGTTCAGGTCCTCGTCGCCGTGGAAGAGCTGCCGCTCGACCTTCTGCATGAGGTTGGTCGTGCCTCGCTCGGTCTCCTCCGCAAGGGCGTGTGCGTTGGGCCCGACAAGCCCGACCATCTGCGCCACGTCGGTGACCTCGCGCCGCTCGGCCATGAACTTGATCCGCACGCTCCTCCGCTCGTAGCTGGAGCGGTTGGTGGTCCCGCCGCCGCCTTCAGCGATGAACGGATCCAGGTCGAAACCGTGCTCGTTGACGACGTTGAACTCGTGGACCGTCTGGGACACGGGGACCTTGTGGATCGCCTTCCAGAGGACGATCTCCTCCATGGTGTAGGTCTTGGAGGCCAGGGTTGCCTCCAAGGACTGGGGGACCAGGGGAGACATGGTCCCGGCGTCCCCGCCGGAGGTGGTCGCCGGGGTCTGATACCCGACGGTCGCCGCCTTCTGGAGCGCCTTGTTGAGGTCGTTCAGGTCAGAGATGCTGACCATGTCGTTCGTGTTCATGTTCGGAAAGTCCATCGGTGTCTCCTTAGCTCAGCGCGATGCCGAATTCGGCGGCGACGTTGTGCGGGTTGCTCCCGGACTCCAGGCGAGCGATCGCCGTGCCGAGGTCTTTCTGTCGTGAGACGTCATCCGTGGAACGCTGCATCTCCAGCGCCTTGGACATCACGTCCATGGGGGTGAGGCTCTTCTGGAGATCCTCGCCGGGGGCTGGGATCACCTTGGAGAGGCCCATCTGCGACTTGGGCGCAAGGGGCGCTCCAAGCTCGATCTTGACCCCGTCCAGGCTCTTGGCGATGCCTTCCTGACCGGAGGTGAACATACCCACCATGGCCTGGAACTGCTCGGACAGGGCAACGAAGCCCTTGGACAGGGCGTCGACCCGGTCCAGGATCGCTTCCTGGTCGATGCTGCGGGACTCGATGTGCGCCTGTGACTGCGCCAGGACACGATCGGCTCCGGAGGTGATTGCCTTGACGACCGCATCGGGATCCTCGGGGTCCAGGACCTCGGGATCTCCGTCGATGAGGTCGTCGTGCTCGGGACGGCCCTTCTCCAGAAGGTCCGCCACCGTGCCCATGGCCTTGGTGAGGGCGTCCACGTCCACGGTATCGTCGTCCGTGGGGACGTAGGAGCCCTTGGCGATCTCCTCCGCCTTCTCCGGGGCGAACCCCTCAGCGATCAGCCGATCGTAAAGTTCCTTGTTCATCCTGTGCTCCTTCCATACGTCATTTTCATCACAACCCGTGTCTTCTCCCGCTACCCTACGACCCTAGCAAGCTCCCGTGCAATTTTCAGAGCCTCGTCATAGAACAGGTGAGGGAATTGCCCTGTCAACACCGTCGCAAGATCCGACACGGACATGCGCCGTTGCTCCATAGCATACCGCCCATACGTAGCAATGGAAGGGGTCGCCTCTAGACTTTGAGGCACGAGGGGAGACAGGGGTGCTCCCGCCGCCGGAGTAGCTGCGTGCTGATAGCCGATTGCCCCGCCTGCGTCCAGCGCCTTGGCGAGAATCTCCAAGCGAGCGTCGGGGTGGACGGGGTGCGCTGTGACAGCCACGTTGAGCACACGTGCCTTCAGCACCCTCTTTCCAAGGCGCTGTTGGACCTGTCCTTCAACAGAGAAGCCGATACGGCGGGGGCTCTGCGCCTTTTCCATGGCCTTCGCTTTCTCGAAGATGTCCCTTGCACGCTTGTCGTGGAGGTAGAGGACACCCACCATCTTCGTAGCGGGGTGCCCCTTGTACGTCGTGGGAGAAACCCCCTCCGGATGCCCGAGGATATTCTCGGGCCCCTGCTGATGCTCGTAGTTCAGGAAGCCCTTGGACAAGAAGTAGCCCCAGTCGAGACCCGTCTGGATCAGCTCTTCTCCCTGCTGATCTTGCGTCTGCGAGCTGATAATCCCGCCAATGCGCCCGACAAGCGCCTCAGAGCCGCCCCCGTTGGGGGAGCCCCTGCGCTGCCCCTTCTGAATGCCCAGGGTCTGCATCGGTGCCCAGGTGCTAAACAGGCCGTTATCCGTCATCGTGATCATTTTTTCATCTCCAAAACACCGTCTGAATCCACGGCCATGCCGGGGGGCACTGCCATGATATCGCACCGGCAGTTGGGATGGATCGGCCACACAGTAGCAAGCCAATCCGCTTTTTTCTTACCTACATTCGTGCCGTTGTTGATCAACTCCTG